TCGTGTCAGGCAGCGCATTCATCGCTGGGCTGCGCCCGTATGTTGACACACTATCCTTAACAAATCGCGTTACCATAAACGGAAATTCGTCAAACCCGCTCTCACTAAGCAACTGTCTACTACCAGATGTGTAGTAAATAGACGCAATAGGCTTGTTTTTAGCCGCCCGTCCCTTCGCATTTGGACGCGGAAACACTGCATGAACAATGTCATGCTCGTTGTACGGTTCTTTTTCCAGATCTTTCTCGACCTCACGCGGCAAATTATCTTCACCAAACTGCATAGCAATCGCCCGCGCAGTCAATTTAAACTTGCGGTAAACCGTATCAACCGTGCCATCCTGGTTCTCAGAAACGCAGATCTCAGCGATATGGCGGGAACTAAAACGCAATCCATCATCAATGCCCTCGATGTAGAACGCAGCTGTACCAAAAACCACCAGGTCATAATACAACTCATGGATCTCTTGCTGAAAGTTAGATCTATGGAACGCCTGGTACATCTGATCGATGCAAACCTCTAACCACTCGTTAGCCGCATCATTCTGTTGCAACATCGGATCCCGATAGCGCATAGAAAACCAGGGAGTGCTGGGGGAAGTAAGCATTCCATGCAAGCTAGACGCTAATAGCTCGACCGCATGAACGGCAGTACCATCGTATAACAATTCAGTACGTTTATCGCCCTGGGTGCGCTTCTTGGTTATGTCAGCTTTACGGGGCAGCATATAATCCGCAAGCTCTTGCCAGTGGCTTTCCCATTGTGAACGCTGCGATTGTAGGGTTTTATATCTACGATCGAGCTGCGCGATCATTGGTAATACTTCTGCCATCACATCATCCCGTAACTTGTCATTAAACTTTCGCGCTTCTTACGCTTATTCCCGCCCTTCATACGTCCAGCCATACTTTGGTTTAGACGCTCCAGGGGATCTACCGTTGCATTACGGTTCTTACTAGCGGGCTGGGCAGACCTTTTGCCCATAACGCCCGCCATATTCTTTGGCTTGCGGCCCATCATGCGATCAATCCTTGCCCAACCAGGCCGCGACGACGACGAAGCATCGAAGTATCCTCAGATAACAAACCGCGCGGTGTCGTTAAAATTGTTGAACGGCGCCCTTTTTCGTAGAAGCTAATGGCCTCATCCTCAGCTGGGCCAACAGATTGGGTGGTTGCAACCGTAGCCTCAGCTGTTCCACCCGCCGCCGTTCCAACACTTGTTGTCGTCGTCCCGCCAGTTTGAACCCCGCCTGTTGTCGTTGTCCCAGGAGACACATCAACAACAACCTCATCAGGAGTTACCTCGACAATCGTACCAGTGCCGCCCGCAGGGGTTTCAACAGTAGTTCCAATATCTTCTTCTGCGACCTCAGTTACGACAGGAACTTCCGTAACAGCTTGTTCAGCAACGTCCTCTTGCACAGCAACAACATCATTTATCGTTGTTTCAGGCCCACCAGTAGGGGATGTTGTATCCACAGCTGTCGTATCAGTCTCAGGAGTAGCTACCGCTGGAACTTCTGGAGCTTGCACTACGGGCTGAGAACCCGATCCTCCCGCCATCAAAGACGCGCCCACAACAGCACCCGCTGCCGTAGCAACCGCCGTGCCAGTAACGCCCAGGCCCACCGCTGTAGCCACACCGTAGCCAACCGCGCCGCCGCCAATGCCACCAAGTATAAGAGGTGCTGCCGCCGCCATCTTCTATCTCCTATGCTGCAAAAGGATTGTAATCATTCATCGCTTGTTTCTGAGGAACCTGGATACGGCTCCCGCTTTCTCGCAAACCAACCGCCAAATACCTAAAAGCATCCGCTGCGTGGCTCGACCAATCGTGTACAGGTGACGCCCTAAAGCTTCTAGTGCGCTCGTTATACGCCCTGTGATACTGCCGTAGACATTCCAAGCCATGTTTACACTTCTCTCTATCAAACCATAAACGCGGAATAAGCATCTGCGCGGCATGGATACCATCCTCGATCGGCAACTTCGGAACAACCCGAAAATTCAAACCAAGATCCCACGCAATCTCGCGTCTACTTTTTCCAGTCCCCAACTCCCGCACCTCAATATCGTGGGGTGCATTGTGTTCACCGTAGAGGTAATTCTTAGAAGAAAGTACCTTGCAGTAGTGAGGTAGTCCTTCGCCCCGTGCCTCGTAGTAATCAATCACATGCACAGCGCGCCCAACAGTCTGGGTGTACCATATGCTAGTGCTATCTCCAACTCCGAGATCCCACCAGGTGTCAACCCGAACTGAGGGATCGTAGGGTACGTTGGTAATCCTACCATCCGCACTCGCTTCCTCCAGCTCCTTGCCATAGACCGCACCAGGCACATTCGCATTCCAGCTGCACTCAAATTCCTGGGCATACTGATCCGCTGTCATCATCGCCTGGGCAGCTTCCAATTCCTCATTATCAAGCAATCCAGTTTCCGAAGCCTTATAGATCGCACATAGCCAATCATCATTTCCAGCGGCTTCCTCATATTTTTCATAGAAAGCATTGTGACCCTTAGGCGTACCAATGAAACAACACCATCCCTTGCGATCCGAAAGCGCGGGCCTCAAGATCTCAGGAAACACATTCTCAGGCATGTCGGCAACCTCGTCCATCACACACCCGTCCAGGTAAATCCCGCGCAAGCTATCTGGATTCTCCGCACCGAGTAGCGAGATCCTGGCACCAGTAGGCAGATCACACCGCAATTCAGTCTCATGGAACTTAACGCCAGGGATCTTTCCAGCGAACTGTTTTATATAATCCCAGGCAACGTTCTTAGCCTGGCGATACGTGGGGGCCATATACGCAAGCCTGGGGTTCGGCTTATCGCACATTAACGCAGATCTCAAAATATGATTGATCGCCCAAACCGTCTTGCCAAAACGGCGGTGACACACAACTACACCCCAGCGCTTCTCTTGCATCTCATTATGCAACCTCAGCTGTAGCTCTCTAGGCTCATACGGTATCTCAATATGCATCAGTGCTTGCTCTCATCGTCAAACTTTAAAAGACCTATGTTCGTCAACATCTGCTCATAAACATCTATCAGCAATACAGCTGCCTCATATTGCGTAGTTGCTGAGGAGCCTTCTACGACCATCCTACGCAACTCGTTAATATGACCTAGCAAGGCGGTGTTTTCGGCTTTCATAGGCTCTCTCAGGCTGTGTGAGGGGCAGATACTATAGGACAGGTATATTATGGCTTACGAGGCGGCGGGCGGTTTCGCGGAGGGTGGGGGTCGGCAGATCGCAAAAATTTAACATAATAGACCTTATCGGATAATCTTATTGTGCAAAAACAACAACTTAGCCAGCCATGCAGATTATGCATGGATCGAGCTGTGATTTTGCCATGCGCTTGCTGCATATCACGGGCCATTTCTGCCCTTCGCGCGCGTAGCTCGGTCACGCTGGATGTATGGTCTCACTCTCCTAGTGCCGAACCAGAACGTCTTGCTCCTCCTCCTCATTGGCATTCACTGCCACATCTCCACCAGCCCAGCTGATCGTGATAGCTGTGTTTGTTGGCTGATCTTCTTTCTTGTCTCGGATCCCAAATGGCTGGTTGCGCGCAGCTGTCCACTTGAGTGTCTCGATCTCCAGGCGTCTGCGTTGCACCTCTGCATTGAGCATACGCGGATCCTCGACCTTTGGCAGCTCTGCCATTGCTAACCCGTTCAGATGGTCTGCGTACCACTCGGCCTGTAGTATGCGCGCTTTGCGGTACATCTCCCAAATGATCTCATCTGCCTGGACTGCGCGCGTGACGCTGCGATAGCTTGGCATACCTTTGGTCTTTGTGATGTCCATCAGTGTCTCGCCCTCAGCAAGACGATCGCAGATCTTCTGCATTATCTCGACGGTGACGGTTTTACTAATCATGGTTATTCCTATGAAAAAGCCCCAGCTGTTTCAGTGCGAGACCTAGAACAGCCAGGGCGAGTTTGAGGCATAATCACATACAGGCTAGATGGTGCAAAAATGATAAAGACACAACATCTTGCGATTATACCATAAATCTACGTCATTTCGGTATTTTAAGCAATAGATATATATTTTTTTGATTTACCCCTTGACAGTATCTGTCTCATGCTTTAAGTACAGTCATGTGGTTGAGCGTTGCTCCCACGATTTTCCCAACCAACTACGGAGTTCGATCATGGAGTTTGATCTTCCCCCTGGTGCTTTTAACGGCGGTCATTGCGGCGTCCAAGCTGTTGCTGTTGTCGCTGATATGAGCCTGACAAAGTGCTTCCGCGTGTTCCAGGCAACATGCCCACGCATCAAGCGCCAACGGCGCTGGTCTGGCGGTACGTTCCACCATGAACGTTTAGCTGTCCTGGACAAGCTTGGCATCAAGTACAACGAAGTTGATGGCTGTGTCGGTTTGACCTTGCAGCGTTTCGTCAAGGACGTTGCCAATCCCAATCATGTCTACATGGTTACTACTACTCGTCACGTTCAGCTGGTGCGCGGCGGTAAAGTTCTTGACCAACGCGGCGTCAAAGACATTACCGAGTTCTGGGGTCGCCGCAAAAAGATTAGCTACCAGGTGCTGCGCATCGATGTTGCAGAGGCCATCGAGGCTTTCGACATTGCTGAGGCACAGACCTTCGGCCTTCCACTATTCGATCACAAAGGAGAAATCTAATGAGTGCTTATCTATGTAATCCCGAACACATCGGCGTTCTTGCCAATGCCATGTATCGCGCCAACACTGGCTTGTACTGCCAGAACCGCAGTAGCCCCCAGAAAATGGCAGCGGCGTTAGCTAAAGCCAACTGGATCAGCATCGAGGCCCGTTACCCTGGCGATGATTTCATGCTTGGGAACCAGACCTTCGAAGAATACTGCCAGGACTGTCAACACGAAGCCTGTCGGCCTGACCCTAATTTAAAGCCTGTGGACTTCATCAAAATTGCTCAGTGCTTTGCCTACCAGGCATGTGAGGCTAAAGAGTTTCGGGAAGCCGACTACATGAGCGATTACATCGGTGACTATCACATCAACCAGTTCATCATGGCAATGGTGCGGAAAATGCCTGGCTACGATGATGCGCCCTGGGGCTACAATCGTAACCATGACGCGCCTGAGGTTTTGGATCTTAGCGCCATGATGATGCAATAACCTTGACAGATACTGTCTCAATGTTTATGTAAGTTACGGAGGTTATATGAAATACATACTCAAGAAAATCGCTATGTACGGTAACAACACTGTCGGCGTCTACAAAGATATGGAGGCGGCAGTAGCCGCCAAAGTAGATCTCCAGGCTATGACCTATGACGAATACTTTATCGAGATCATACCTGTAGAAAACAATTACCGCATCACTGGATTAGGAGCTTAACACATGGGAATGCACGTAACAGTTTATCGAAGCGCAGACAGCGACTATGATTGCACCAACGGCGGCGCAAGCAGCTATGCCACAGAACTTTGTTTGACAAATGTTGATGGCCCCTGGGAGCCAACAGACAAGATCCCAGCTGCAAAGCTTGTCGTGCGTGACATAGGCGGCAAGACACTTAGCATTGTGCCTGATGATGTAGCAGATAAATGGCACATGTTTGGCGGTAACTACGCTGCGACCAGCGACAGCCGATTTGGCGAAGCTTGTTACAAAATGACAGGTCAAAGGTGGTATGGCGCCGTGCCAATTCACGATCGGGTAGAATAGGCAATACCATGCAACCCAAGCACAAAAAAACACGCCGCAAAGGAGACTTGCAATACCCCTGGGAATACCGGGGGTACATGATCCGCAGCGGATCTCGCATGATGTACAACGCTGTCACTTGGACAGCTGACCAGGACGGCACCGCAATCGCTACTGCACCGTCGCTCAAAAGATTGTGCGTAACAATCGACAACATGGAGGACAATCAATGAAAGAACTTTACGATATGATGGCAGCTGACAACATGCGTCCGACTGCCAAGGTTACAAAGCAGATCAACGGCCTGGTTGCCCGTTACAACAAAAAGAGCGTTGACCAAGCAATCAAGACCAGCCGTGAAAAGATTAGCGGCAAAGAAGCAAAAGCAATACATGCATTGTTGAAAGGGCGTAACAATGGATAACTTTCAAGACTTCATCAAGATCCTAAAAAGCATTACCCTGGGCGACATCATCGGAGCGCTTTGCCTGGTCGCCATGCTTTACATGGGCTTCTTCTTTGTGTTGATCTTCCAGTAACAGCCCACCACAGTCAATCTAAGAGCCGCCTAG